TAGAATTCTCATCAGCAAAAATAACCATAGGAATAATCATAAAAGTTTCCTGTGGTGCTTCAAGAAGAATATCTTTGTCTTTTGCATCCCTGATTAGATATTTGGATTCTAATTGAACAACGGAAGCATATCCACGGTTCATATCATTATCATAATCCAAAAAGGTGCCGAGTTCTATTATCTCTTCTTCTGTATACTTCTTCAGAATATCTGGCGAATATAATTTCCGGTCTACGTGATTTTTTATATAGTCAAGAAATGGAGTAGGGGTAATGTCTTTGTATACTTGTTTCCGCATATCAATCATAAGCAGACGACCGGCAAAGACATCGTAATCTGGCATTTCAGGACTTATTTTTTCAGCGGCGGACTTAATTAATGTTTGTTGAATATCTCGTGATGATATTTTATTAACAATTTTAATGTGGGCGGTAATTGCTGTTTCGGATACTGATACGTTCAGACCATTAGAACACCATTCCAACATTTTGTGTATTTTATCATAATCTAGAGGTTCGAGGGCACCATCTCTTTTACGTACTAGATTCTCCTTTTGTTCGACCATTTCAATTCGCTTTCAGTTGCAGATTATTTACCATCACTCAAAATAACTATTTATAGTTTCGGTGAATTGCCCTCACAAAGATAATTATCATTTCCAATTCGCTGAAGAGTATATCCCATTTCACGCTCCAAAATATCTGAAACCTTTTCATAATTAGCGGGTCGCATTCGGTCACCTTCCTTTGTCCATATTTCAATATACATTCTAGGTCTGTATTTTAAAATAGTGTCCATACCACCTCTCAGGACTTGTTCTTCCCATCCTTCTACATCAATTTTAATGAAATCAACTTTAGGGAAATTGTAACTATCTAAAGTTCGGGTTTCGATCGGCACTATGGTTTTAGGTAACTTCCACTTAGGAGTCATCAGCGTAGACATACCCGAATTATTATCCTTTGTTGTCATTACTTGAGTCTTATTAACATTGGACAATGCTATTTCATTTAAAGTCACGTTTTCTAGATCCTCACAATTATTTTTATGGCATTCGATATGTTTTGGCATCGGTTCAAAAGCGATAACCTCATCAAAATCATTTGCAAGTCTGCGTGTCCAAATGCCGACGTGAGCGCCTATATCAATGGCTCTATAACCTCTCGGTTTAATTTTATTATATTCTCTTATCTCATAATTTTTACCCCAAAACTTAGACTTATCAGATTCTGGAATTAAAATTCCTTTTTGTTCTCTCATCATAATAGATTTATATAAAAGGTGGTCCTAAAAACCAAGCAACTAACGAATATCTAATTCCTTTTGTTACAGGCGTGACTCTATGTTCCATATCAGAAGGAAATACTATGATAGATCCTGTTTTATCCAATTCTGGTGTGTGGACATCACCTTTTAGTTCAGCATAATTAGTAAACTGAAGCAATCCTCCTTCAAAATCATCATTCAAAAGAATGGTCATCGATAATTTTCTAACACGTCCTAATAGAATTGGATCATCTCCTACATATACAGAAAAATGATCTCCTTTACCATCTCTATGCCAGCTATAATAATCTCCTTCTTTATAACGGGATATTTGTATATCTTCCGAACTATGAATATCGTATTTCCATCCAGCGACATTATTTGCTTCCGTCATATACGGCCAGATAATATCATATACCCATTGATCTTTAATCCATACAATCTCACTTTCTCTTACGTTTTCTTTCCCAGCTTTGGTGGTACCCTTGGTTGTCCAATTATCCTCAGCTAACATTCTTATTTTATCGCAGGTGGATTTATTTATTGCTTCTGGAAAATTATATATTAAGTGTCGATTATACATACGGAGGACCCAAGAACCAAACTGCTAATGAATATCTAATTCCTTTTGTTACTGGTTTAACTCTGTGCCAGTTATCAGAAGGAAATATAATTACTGTTCCTGTTTTGTTATCTATGGTTTCAATTTTGCTGAGTGGAGTCTCACGATCTTTCCACGTTTTTTCCATTTCAAGTTCTCGATGGGTATATTTCACGAACTGTAATTCACCTCCTTCATAATCATCATTTAAAATAACGCTCATCGATATTTTTCGGCAGTGGTCGTGTATCTTTGGATTAGCTATATTCTTATAAGTACCAAAATGATCTCCCTTACCATCGGCATGCCAATCGTAAAACATACCTTTTTTGTATCGTGCTATTTGCATAGATTCAGCGGATTTAATATCGTATTTCCATCCGGCTTCTGTATTAGATTGTGCCATATATGGCCAAACTGCATCATATATGTATTGCTTTTCTGTCCATACAATATCACTTATATTTTCATTTTTATGATTTTCGATATGTCTATCCCACATTTCTTCTTCATTAGATACTTTTGTCAATTTATCTTCCGCAATCTTTATTATTTTATCACAGGTCTCTTTGGCTAATTCATCTTTAAAACAAACCCAATCATTTTTCCGTATCATACTCTATTACCTTTCTTATCTGTATTCGTTAAAACGAGTCCATAATTATTGTCACCTGCCGTGATAGTGGCCAATCCTTTCTTAAACTTTAAATCGTTCTTCTTGAATGGAGTGTAGTCACAAAAATGATGCCATCTCCTATATTTCCATACGATTCTACATACATCTGGGTGCATATCCACCAGCATCTGGCTCTTCTTAATAGTGCCCTCAGCATTCCATCCAGTCTCTTGAAACTCTTCATTATCTGTAGCCTGGACGTGGTAGAATTCTTCCGTGTTACCACCCTTTACAGTTTGGTTCGCACATTTACCTTGAAGAAAATGATTGAACTGAATTGTACAATCTCCATCTTTCAGGATGCGTAACGATAAATCTGTATCTTCGTTATAGCGACCTCTCCATCGATGGACTCCTGAATTCTTAATAAGATTACAAGAGTATATTCGTGTGTTCTTTACAAACGCTGGATACTTTTGATTAGGTGCTATAAAGAATCGATACTGTAAACCAGACATTTGGACGTTTTCGTATCTATCGCAAAAATCTTCGCACGACCTGAACAGAGCACCATTTTCAACACGGTATCTAAAATTCTCTTGAAGTCGATAAAAATCTGCAATGTTATCATCCATTACCCAATGCCACTCTTCATCTAGGACATCTTTTGAATGATCCCAACACCAATTCCTAGCACGACCTGGACCGTCTCCATGGTTAGCAAAAGGTAAAAGCAAAAGCGTAGCATACGGCCGAAGTTTAAATTTATCAAGGGCTTTTTCATATGGTTCTTCATCTTGGGGTTCAATCGCAATATAGTGATAAATCTCCATCCGAGATAAACTCTTTGAAGTTATCATACTCTCTGCACGTCCTTTTGATATAATATACAAAGGATATTGAGGATAGTTTTTGGGAGCTCCTGTCATTGCATAAACTCGGTTAATGTTGATTTTTGTTCTATGTTAAATGTAGTATTATACACCATTTTGTTCCATTTGTCAACCCATTTCTTTTTGCTATGTTTCTGTTTGGTTGCTCCGCTTATTTCTAATCGATCCATATACGTGAACAATTTGCAAGCGTTAATTTCTTCTATTAATTCGTCTGGTGTACAATTTTTATCCATCTTTTTACAATGCCAATCTCTCGCAGGAATGACTTCTGAAGCGTGTTCACCGCTCTTATCACATAATAGAATAACAGGTACTCCGTGAAGAAGTGCTTCCATACAAGTGATTCCCCACGACTCTACAGACATAGTGGAGACATAACATTTAGCAGAGGACATCATTTTTAAAGTGTCTTGATGACTCAGTCCTCTGTGAGTGTGTTGTGGATCTTTCCAATGAAGATTATCATCCCAATACTTTTTCTGGTTTTCGCTATGTTGAAAATTCTCTTTGTTAGTAAGGACACAGGATATTTTATCAGAGTTAGCTAATTTTTTATGAAGAAGAAATGGATTCTTTGTCAGATCGGTTCTGCCAATAGTTACTGCATCATAAAAAGTTTTTTCCGGTACTACCTCATTACCATCAGCAAAACCGGAGTGTATTGTACCCTTGACTCCCTTCAATGACGATCCAGTAATTCGTTTAACGTGTCCGTCGTGAAACTTCTGCTGATACTCCGAAACAAAATATAAGTGCCCTCCAGCATCAATGAATTTCTGCATACCTTTCCACCAAGCGATATATCGTATATCACGAACAAGTGGTTCGTGAGCAATTGCAATTGTTGGTATACCCAATTCTATCTGAGGATGTAGCCAATATTGATCAATATCATTGACTATAATAAGGTCTGGTCTATGCTTGTGAATAGCATCAAGGTAAATCTTCTTCGTCTTTTTGGCTTTTCTATCTTCTGATGTAATTTCTACTGGAATTGAATCAGGAAATATCTCATATAAATTTTTAGTGAATTTTTCAATTCCACCAACTGTAGTTTTGCTGTGTATATTGTTACCACTTCTTGATAGATAAGGAAGAAGGATCTTTTTCATAAGAAACTTTCCAGGGATGATTCCGTTGCAGGTTTATATACTCTCTTCCAATATCTAGTATGTTTTTTCATACCATTTTTTTCGTAGATTTTTATTCCCATTGGAAATCTCTTCTGAATATGCTCTACGGCCTTTTGATTATGGTCGTTTTGATAAATCTCTTCCATTGATGGTATCTCTTCGTCTTTAGCATACATTTCTGTCCAGACGATCCTTGAATCTTTCATTGTCTTATAGGAACTCATCGATTTATTATCGTGCAACCATTCGATAGACAATCGGGTATTAATGCCTCTGGATAGACATTCAAACAAGAACAAGATATCTTCTCCTGTTCGGAGTTCAGTTACATTTATGTCGTCAATAATTTTTGATACCATACGTCCATCTACCATTATAATGGAGAAACACCCTACTGTATCTAGATATTCTGAGTTAGGAGGAGGCTGACCAGAATTTGAAAATCCGGTAATACCAATATCTTTTTCATCTAACCACTTATCCATAATCTCAAATGCTGTTGAAACTTCTTCTTTCGTTGCTACTCTTCTGGACTTTTCCATATTAGACTCTCCAGTCCAAGTTTTCGCATTTCTTCTTCCAATAATTATATCATCATCAGCAATACAATACTTGATTGCACCAGCGTGTTTATGAATAAACAGTCTGGTCTCTGCTAATTGAGTCCAAGTTCCTACTAATTTTTGTGGTATTTCAAGATAATCGCAGGGGTAATTATAGAGGGAGCGTTCATCTGGTTCAACAACCATAATGACTCTCTCCTTTAATTCATCAGGAAGATTATCATATGTAATTTGATTATCGGCTCTTCTAACGGTGGGTATGTAAATACGTTCAATCATTCTCTTCATCCATCCAGCGGAGAAGTGAATTTGCTGTTACATCGAGGTGGGGGTGCCAAGCAGACTTGGTCTTTTCAGTCAGTCTTTGTCCAATTTTCTTTTGAAAATCTTCATAGTCTTCCTTTGTTCTGAAAGACATAATGACTTGCTTATAGGCTTGATTATCTTCTTGGGTAAAAGCTGGCATACTCTTCCAGTGTTTTCTCCACTGTTCGATATCTGCTTCTTCGTTGATACCATCTTCACTATCTTCCATAAAAGAACCAAGGGAAGTCGGCAAACTTTCGTCTGAGACTTCCCCTAGGTAATTGTCATAATCTGCTGACTCTTTCACTTCAACTTTTAGCTTTTTCATAATATACTTTCATTATTAAATTATAATATAGTTGTATTATACACAAACTTTAGATAATTGTCAAGTCTTTTTTATGGAGGCTCCGATCGGGATCGAACCGACATACGAGGTTTTGCAGACCCCTGCCTAACCATTCGGCCACAGAGCCATCACATAATTGCTGTATAATACGAGCCTTTCTCCCATATATTTAGTTCGTGTGCCCTGCGTACCATAAGTCCTCTATTATGCTTTCCGCCTGCACATACGAATCCTTTCCTGGAATCGAATGCTTGTATTTTAAATTCTTTAATATCTCCTCTATTTAGTGCTTTAAGTGCCGCTGATGTTTTAAACGCATATGGTCCTATATTATACACCAACGAAACTAAAGCATTTTGCTGGTGATGTGTTAACTTAATGAGAACATATCGCTCAACC